GAACTTATTCGTGTAAACATTACTATTGAAACAGATGAAGATGATCTTATTGGCGGTTTCCGTCTTGTTAATGGTGCCACAGTCTGGCACAATGGCCCAGTCATTGAAGCTCTCGAGCGAGGAGCTATCTTGCTCCTTGACGAAATCGATCTCGCCTCAAACAAAATCCTCTGCCTTCAGTCAATCCTTGAGGGAACTGGTGTTTTCCTTAAAAAGATTGGAAAATACATTAAACCAAGATCTGGATTCAACATTATCGCAACAGCAAATACTAAAGGTAAAGGTTCAGACGATGGAAGATTCATTGGAACTAACGTGCTTAACGAAGCCTTCCTTGAAAGATTCCCAGTAACATTTGAACAAGATTATCCTGCACCTAAAACAGAACAGAAGATTCTTATGAATATTGCTAATACTGTTGGTGTAAATGATCCTAAGTTCTGTCAGAAATTAACTGATTGGGCAGACATCATACGTAAGACATTCTATGATGGTGGTGTTGAAGATATTATTAGTACTCGTAGATTGGTTCACATTGTTCGTGCTTTCTCAATCTTTAATGATAAAGCAAAGGCAATTAAAGTTTGTATAAACAGATTTGATGATGAGACTAAACAGTCTTTCTTAGAATTGTATGATAAAGTAGATGCTGATTTTGAATTAAATCCTATTGAAGAAGTATGACTATTTGGCAAGATTATATAAGTGCCTACAGATCAATTCTACCTATGAAGATAGAAGGTCTGTGGGCCAGTTGGGAAGGTAAAGGAACCCATCTCAATGCCATTACACATTCACATCCATACTTTCTTAAATCAAGACAGGTGGAAATTAGGGATGGTAAGAATGTTGACATTTTTAACTGCATAGCATATCCAAAGACAGGGAGTAACCTTCCTTGTTTTGGTATGGATCTAATGGCATTCAGTGAAAAGAAAGTCATTGTTGTTTTTGATTTTCAACATCCTAAAGAGAATTATCTTTATTCAGTAAAAGGTTTACCAGTAGCAACAAAAGATTATCGTTTCTTTGAAAAGGGTAATCATTTCTCAGAAAACATATTTGTTAGGTATTGTAAAATGGAAGAAGTAAATGCTTATCTATCTACATTTAAGGAATACTTGACTAAATTCAAAGATATGGTAGAATATGAGAAACCCACTGGAACCGATACCAGTGTATACAAAGATTTTGATGCTTACATGACTAGACTAGATCCAGTAGGAGGTTATCTTACTGGTAAGTTTGGTAAAGAAAGATCTGAATCTCTTGTAAATAATTTTTTATTTGAATATGGTTAACGCATGGAGTCTTGCATGGGAGGAAATTAACGGAACTATGGATGAAACTTATCCTATTAAGGAGAAACAACTAGATATGGATCTAGATGCAATTGCAAAGTCTGGTGGATTTGAGTGGACGCCTGGCAGTCCTTGGCCTCCAACAATACCTGTACCAGATCCTGATGGTGGCATTAGTACTACTGATGGATATGAACATTCAGAATACTGGTATGATTATACTCGTAATGATCCTAATGCAAAAAATCCTTTTATGGGGGATATAAAGATAAATACGAAGGTTGATCAGTCAAAACCTATGCAGGAATTATCTATTAATAAACCAGATTATAAAAAATACGAAGAAGATAAAGGAATTAAAGATCTTCAAGAATATGTTACTTCAACATATAATGGACATTACACTACTAAAGGTTCTAATGTTCAGACTCTAGATCTTATTGAATCTGTTGGTGATGCTCCTTCTTTCTGTAGATCAAATGCAATTAAGTATTTGAGTAGATATGAAAAGAAAGGCCAAGCCAAACGTGATATACTAAAGGCAATGCACTATTGCCTACTATTATACTATTTTAGTGGACAAACACATGACAATGAAATCCAACGTGGCTATGAAACTTTCTAATAACACAACCAATATTCTTAAGAACTTCTCTCAGATCAATCAATCGATTTTGATCAAAGAAGGTAATAAGTTAAAGACTATTTCTGTAATGAAAAACATTCTTGCAGAAGCTGAGGTTGAGGAAGAGTTTGAAAAGGACTTTGCCATATATGACCTTAATCAGTTTTTAAGTGGTCTTAGTCTTTATGATGCACCAGATTTAGATTTTGGTGAATCATACCTTACAATCCGTGATGGCCGTCGTAGAGCTAAGTATTTCTTTGCTGATCCTGATGTCATAGTTTCTCCACCAGAAAAGGAGATTACATTACCATCACGTGATGTATGTTTTACTGTTGCAACTCAACAGTTGGATAAGTTACTTAAAGCTGCATCAATCTATCAGGTTCCTGATCTATCAGCTATTGGTAGAAATGGTAAGATTGAATTGGTGGTACGTGATAAGAAGAATGATACTTCTCATGAGTTCAGTGAAGAAGTTGGTGAAACTGATCTTGAGTTTGCCTTTAATTTTAAGGTAGAGAATATTAAGATTATTCCTGGCGCTTATGATGTTGTAATTTCAAGTAAACTTCTTGCAGAGTTTACAAATAAGAATACTGATCTTAAGTATTATATTGCACTAGAACCAGATTCTACTTTTAATTAAATGACAAGAATTTGGAGAATATGGAAGTATGCACTGGGTTCATTCTCTGACGAAAAGACTAAACGATACGACAATCAGATTGTTTTGGTACGTACTCTTATTTTCCTTTCTTATCTCATTACAAACTGTTTTATTATTAGCGGAGTAATCCGTCATTGGAATGATCTATGAGACTAACACAAGAAGTTATTGACAAGATTGCAGTATTAATGCAACACACTAAAATGAATGGTGAAGTTAATTGGAAAGATGGTGATGAGATAGATGTCTGCCTTGGTGGACATTTTGCTGGAGATAAATTTATTAGTATTATAAACAGAACACGTAGCAATACTACTAAACAATGAGATTCAAAGCATTAGTTCATGTAAGGTTGAGGGGTTCTGTATCAGATGCTGCAGGTAATGCAGTAATGAATAATACACAAAGAGTGACTCCTAATCATCAACCACACTTGTTAAGGATTGGTAAGTGTATTGATTTTTGGTTTGATGCAGAAAGTGAAGAGAAGGCAAGGGAAGAGTTAGATATTCTTTCTGATCAATTATTTGCTAATACTGTAATAGAAGATTGGGAGTATACTTTAGAAGAGACTGAAGAAACTGGAATAGGAAATATTTCAAATGATAACGCTGGTACTTCCAAACATTCTTTGTTTGATTAGAATAGTACTATGAATATCTTTGTAACTAATCCTGATCCACATGTATCAGCAAGAGTATTGCCTGATAAACATGTAGTTAAGATGCCTTTAGAAACATGCCAGATGCTTTCTATTGTCTTCTCACACTGGTATTATGACTGGGGTGATGATTTGGTCAAGAAGAAGGATGGAACCCCCTTCAAGACCGAAAAAGGTGCGTTTCGTAATCATCCTTGCACTCAATGGGCAGCAGCAAGTATTTACAATACTGCATGGTTAATCCAACATGGTTGTGCATTGTCTGATGAATACACTTATCGTTATGGTAAATTACATGGATGTCATAAGGCACTATTTGAAGCAAAAAAAATATTTCATAGATTTGCAGGAGAGGTAATTACATGTTATTGTATGGTAGAATCATTTACAAGAGCAATGCCTGATGAGTTTAAACATGACACAAGCATTGACACTTTTACTGCTTACAAGAATTACATTAGGAGCAAACCTTGGGTTGCATCTAATTATTTACGTGACGAATCCAGAAAACCAGATTGGATCTAAATTATGAACAAAGAACAATTTTTTAAAGATGTTCAAGATTGGGAAAGAGAATACATCACAATGGATGTTCCTCTTACCAAAAGAGAACAGGAAATCCTCAAAGGAGACCCTATTAAATCCCATGAGGGGATGATGTATGGTAGAATGTATGCTGATTGGAAAACTAAAAAGGGTTTTAATCTATGAGGGATGAATTTTTGTGGGTTGAAAAATACAGACCCAAGACAATTGATGATTGTATATTACCTGAAACTATCAAAAAGACCTTCCAAGCTCTTTTGGAAACAGGAGAAATTCCCAACCTTCTTCTTAGTGGCCCGCCAGGAATTGGTAAAACTACCGTTGCCCGAGCGATCTGTGAGTCGTTGGGTTCGGATTATATTATAATCAATGGTTCTGATGAAGGAAGATTCCTAGACACTGTTAGGAATCAGGCTAAGAATTTTGCGTCTACGGTTTCTTTACAACAAACTGGTACACATAAGATTATAATTATAGATGAGGCTGATAACACAACTCATGACGTACAACTCTTACTTAGAGCCAATATTGAGGCATTCTATAAAAATTGCAGATTCATATTCACATGCAATTACAAAAACAAAATCCTTGAGCCACTCCATTCCCGTTGTGCCGTCGTTGACTTCACTATCAACGGAGCAACGAAACCCACAATCGCTGCTTCTTTCTTCAAACGACTTAACGATATCTTGGACAAAGAAGGGATTGAAGCTGATAAGAAAGTCTTAGTTGAATTAGTTAATAAACACTTCCCAGATTGGAGAAGGATATTAAATGAGTGCCAAAGGTACTCTGTTAGTGGTAGAATAGACGCAGGTATTCTCGCAACATTTTCTGATGTAAAGGTCAATGATCTCATTAAAAACCTCAAGGAAAAGAACTTTTCGGAAGTACGTAAATGGTGTGTCAATAACTTGGACAATGATCCTTCTGTACTTCTGCGTCACATTTACGATGGTCTTTCTAATACCCTCGATGGGCCTAGTATTGCTGCTGCTGTTCTTGTTATCGCTAAGTATCAATATCAGATGGCGTTTGTGGCGGATCAAGAAATAAATTTACTTGCTTGTTTAACTGAAATTATGGTAGAGTGTGAATTCAAATGAGAACACAAAACAAAGAAAACTATTACTATTTCTTTTGGATAGTTGCTATGATTGCTTTCATAGTACCACAGGTGATTACTGCATTTGCTTATCATAGGCTTGCAGATCATTTAGATGGTAGACCAATTAAAGTTCAAGTTATTGATCAGTAAAATGAATGTAAAACTAATTAAGATGTGGAGTGGCGAGGATGTAATCGCTGATCTGGTAAAAGAAAATGATGACTCTATTGTCATTAAAAATCCTATTGTTATAGTTCCAGCTGGACAACAGGGTCAGGTAGGACTTGCACCTTGGTCTCCTTTATTAAAAGGTAGGGATACTGAGTTGGAAGTTACTAGAAGATATGTGGTGTATATCAATGAACCGCAAGAAGAGTTTATTGACAATTACAAAGATATGTTTTCTCCTATTGCCACACCTCCTAAAAAATTAATATTATAATGATATTATCTGAACAGGATGCTATATACGCAGCTGATAAATTCATCAATTATTTTTCCAACATGGATAGGATTGATGAATATTTGCGTAATGTAAAAATTGAACGTGTATTAAATCGTAGTCCTCTTTCTCAGTTTTATGAGGAAGAGGATACTCATGGCATGTTTACTGCATACGATATGCATCCAGAGGATATGGATATTGTTTGTTATGAAGCTAGAGATCTTAAGAAGACTAGTGGAAGAGTATCTGGTATTAGATCTTTAAGAGAGTTTAATGAGAAATTACAGATAACAACTTCACATGCAATTGAAGATTCTGTGCCTGGAAAATCTTTGAAGTGGATGGTAGTTGAAAAGAATACTAATACAATTATTGGTTTCTGTAGATTTGGTTCTCCTACTATAAATTCTAAACCACGTAATGATTGGTTAGGTACTACTCCAGATCTTTCAATATTTAATCGCCATGCTATCATGGGATTTATTATTGTTCCAACTCAACCGTTTGGATATAATTATCTTGGTGGTAAACTTTTGGCTATGTTGTGTTGCACACATGAAGTCAGAGAAATATTAAATAAGAAATATGATGCCAATATATGCCATTTTGAAACAACATCTTTATATGGTTCTACAAAGAGTTCATCACAATATGATGGATTAAAACCTATAATGAGATATAAAGGCTTGACTCAGAGTAACTTTACTCCACTACTTCACGATCAAATCTTTAAGGGTCTAAACAAATGGTTTATCGAGAGAAACAATGGAAATACATTAGTCAAAGCCGACGCTTCAAGTCGCAAGTTAAAAACACAACAACGGATGATAGCTATCATCAAGAAGAACTTAAGTTCTCAAAAGGCTGTGGAATTCCAAACTGCGATTGCAAATGCAACATCATTAACTGAAAAGAAAAGAACTTATTTTTCTGATTATGGTTTTGCAAATGTAAGAGAAATTTTACTTGGTGAGGATAAAACTCTAGTAGAGAATCCTCAAAACTTTGATAAATTTTATATGGAATCTGTTGTACAAAAGTGGAAAAAAATGGCTTCTAAAAGATACAATAAACTTAAGTCCTCTGGTAGTTTAAGAACTGAACTAGAAGTATGGACAAAAGACATGGACATTGACATTATACGATGACTCAAACACAAATCATAAAAGGAAAAGTAAAGACCGTCTTTACTACAGATGATCCTAATAAGGTTCTCATACAATATGAGAATAAAGTTACTGCTGGTAATGGTAGGAAAGAAGTATTCTTAGAAGATAAAGGTCGTATCTGTTGCGAAATATCTTCAATTATATTTCAAAAATTAGAAAAGGTTGGTATTAAAACTCATTATCTTGATATGATTCCTGAGAGGATTATGTCATGTAAAAAGGTAAATATTCTTCCATTGGAAGTTATTGTTAGAAACATTACTGCTGGTTCTATTTGTAGACAGACTACAATTCCAGAAGGTAAATTGTTGATGACACCTTTAGTTGAATTTCATCTGAAGGATGATAGTAAAGATGATCCACTTCTTACATATGATAGAATGAAGTTGATGGGATATGATCCAGAAGAATTTATTGGAACTGCATTACAAATCAATAGACAGTTAATAAAAATATTTTTTGATATTGGTTTTGATTTAGTTGATTTTAAAATAGAATTTGGTGATGATAGTGAAGGTAATTTACTTCTTGCTGATGAGATAAGTCCTGATAGTTGTAGATTATGGAAGACTGGAACTAAAGAAAACTTTGATAAAGATTTGTTCAGAAATGATAATGGTGATATAATAAGTGCATATACACACATCCTGAATGAATTAAGGAGATGACACTAAAACAATACATAGATAAACCTAGAAAGGATTGGGATGATAAAAAGTGGTTACAACACGCACATATTATGGTACACTCTCCTTGGATCTCTGATGCCGATAGAGAGTATTGGCGTGATAAAATTAAGGAGTTAACATGAACATGTGGTACGTTATAGGGTGGACAATAGTTACACTATGGTTACTATCCAAACTAGGAGTTTTTAAAAAATGATTTTTTTAATAGGTATAATGTCATTTGCAAATTTTGTATTCTATCCATTAGTGATAGGATTCTTTATTGCATTGATAATAGAACAGATCTTTAGATCTCAGGATAAAGCTCCAGAGGTTCTTAGATCTATGGCAATAAGAAAGTATCTCTGGAGACAGGCATGGATATTTAATATCATATGGTTTGTCGGATATATTATTCTTATGTTTACATTAAGAGGACAACAAACACCAATGCCTGATTTGATCTGGGAAGGATAATGGAACTTAAAGATTGGCTTAATAGTATTAATCTCAATAAGAAAGATATTATTACAGAAGATCCAGACACTGAACGTGAGTATGCACCTTTCATTATTAACAAATGTATGTCAGGTCATCTTGATACTGTTTTACTAGCTAATGAGATGAATATTAATCACTCATTACCTAAGAGACTTCAATATGATTTTTTTCTAAATAGTGTGAGGAAAAAGAAGAGATTCTCTCCTTGGTTGAGAAAAGATAAGATCAAAGATCTTGATTTTGTGAAACGTTACTATGGTTATAGTAATGAAAAAGCGACACAGGCTCTCCGTATTTTATCATCTGAACAAATTGCATTCATTAGATCTAAACTTGAGATTGGAGGAAAAAAATGAGTACCGAACCTGAAGTGAGTTGGTCTCCAGATAATATGATTGAGGTTACTCTGCGAGAACCTGATGATTTTCTTAAGGTACGTGAAACACTTACAAGAATAGGTGTCGCATCCAGAAAAGAAAAGAAGCTATATCAGTCCTGTCACATTCTACATAAACAGGGTAAGTATTTTATAGTTCACTTTAAAGAACTATTTGCATTAGATGGTAAGACTGCCAATCTAACACAGAATGATGTTGCACGTAGAAATCGTATAACACAATTATTATGTGATTGGGGATTAGTTAATAGAGTAGATCAAGATACTCCTTTAGATGTTGCACCATTAAATCAAATTAAAGTTCTTGCATATAGTGAGAAAGGAGATTGGGTTTTGGAAACAAAATATAATATAGGCAAAAAAAGAAAAGTAGAAGGAGACTAAATAATAATTGGGTGCAGATATATCCAGTATTTTTAGTGAAAAGGGGGTGAGGGTTTCCTCACCCTTTTTTTAATGGTTTCTGTTATAATTAGTAGTGTACGCCGAAAGGGTACACAAAACACAAACTCGCTTAGTAAAGGAGCTACTATTATGGGTACACTAGCCAGATACCATTCTGCTAATCTTCCTGATCTTTTAGATAAGATTACAAGAAACAGCATAGGGATGGACGATTATCTCAATAGATTTTGGGATGATACAACTACAACAAATTATCCACCTTACAATCTTGTAAATGTTAATAATGTTGAATCTCGTTTAGAGATTGCACTTGCAGGGTTCAAAAAGAAAGAGGTTAAAGTTTACACTGAGTATGGTAAACTAACCGTTGAAGGTAAGAAAGAAGAGAAGGAAAATGTAAACTACAGCCATCAAGGATTGGCTCAAAGATCTTTCATTAGATCATGGTCACTTTCTGATGATGTAGAAGTTAAAGATGTATCATTTGCAGATGGACTTTTAACTGTAAGTTTGGGTAAGATTGTTCCAGAACATCATGCTCGTAAAGAGTATCTTTAAGGAGGTGTATCATGAAACTCACAACACCGTTCAGCGTAATTAAAAACGCTATGAGTGACATCCGTAGGATGCACGACTTCAACTATTCTCTTCCTAAAGGAAATTATTGGGAAGATGAATGTAGGGATCATCCAACTAACTCACATTGTTTAGTTTATTGTGACTAAATAAAACTGAGTTAAAAATCAAAGGGGAGCTTGACTAAAATCAAGTTCCCCTTTATAATAGCCAAATTAAGAGTAAAGTAATGACGGTAAAACTTTTAACCCTGAAACCTAAACAGGATGTAATTGCTGATATAGAAGAGATTAGAACTACAGATGAACAACCCAAAATAGTTGGCTATCAACTTTCTCATCCTTATATTATTACACTTTCTCGTATGATGAATGAGGATCAGACTGTTAGTGATAGTATCAGTGTAAATATAAGCCGATGGAATCCTTTTTCCAGTGACACGGTATTTCAAATACCTGCTGATATGGTTAGTGTTATTTGCGAACCACTTCCAAAGCTTAAAGAATCTTGGGAAGAAAAGGTTGGCAATGAAGAAAAGGTTATTAAAAAATTATCCCAATCACCATCAGAAAATACAGTAGTTGAACAGGAATTATTAAATGAAGAACGTACAGATTCTGATACTGAAGAATGAAAAAGTTGTCATCTCTGAAGTCGTATCAGTGATGCAAGAAATAGGAGAACCTGATTGTAAATTAATTAAACCAAAACTAGTTGTGTCTGGTGATAGGCCAGATAAAAGAATAGTTCCTTGGTTAGATGAATATACAGATCAAGATGCTGTAATGATAAGGTCGGATGATGTTCTTACATTTGTCGAGCCGACCACTGATCTTTTAGATTACTACGTGACAATTACCTAATGAGATTCTATACTAATATTCAAATGGTCGGGAACCAAATACTGGTTCGTGGTTATGAGAATGGTCAAAGGTATACTCATAGAGATGTTTATAATCCTACATTATTTGTTTCTTCTAAAAAGAAGAGTAAATATAGAACTCTATCTGGCGAATATGTGGAACCAGTTAAGCCTGGTACTATTCGTGAGACTAGAGATTTTATTACTAAGTATAATGATGTAGATGGATTTGATGTCTTTGGATTTGAAAGATTTATATACCAATATATTTCTGACAATTATCCAGAGGATCAGATTGAGTTTGACATTAGTAAGATTAAATTAGTAACAATTGATATTGAGACTAAATCTGAAAATGGATTCCCTGATGTTGAATCTGCTTCAGAAGAAGTATTGTTGATTACTATTCAGGATTATACAACTAAAGAAATAATTACATGGGGTACACGCCCATTTAATAATACCCATGATAATGTTGATTACCGTCAGTGTAATGATGAACATCATTTATTAAGTTCTTTTATACAATGGTGGATTGATAATACTCCAGATGTTGTTACTGGATGGAACTGTGAATTTTTCGATATACCTTATATTGCTGGTAGATTGAATAGAGTTCTTGGTGCCAAGTTGATGAAGAGACTTTCACCTTGGGGTCTTGTAACTCAGAATGAAGTTGTGAAGATGGGTCGTAAGAACTTTGTTGTTGATATTGGTGGGGTATCTGTATTAGATTATATGCGTCTTTATAAGTGGTCGCCTGGTACTCCAAACCAAGAGAGTTTTCGTTTGGATTATATTGCACAACAAGAGTTAGGACAACAGAAATTAGATCACTCTGAGTTTGATACCTTTAAGGATTTTTACACAAAGGGTTGGCAAAAGTTTGTAGAGTATAATATAATTGACGTACAATTAGTTGACCGTCTTGAAGATAAACTTAAGTTGATTGAACTTGCGTTAACTATGGCATATGATGCTAAGGTTAATTATCAAGACATTTTCTTTCAAGTTAGACTTTGGGATTGTATAATATACAATGAATTGAAAAAGAGAGGGATAGCTATTCCTCCTAAAATAGGATCCAAAAAAGATGAAAAATACGCAGGAGCATATGTCAAGGAACCGATTCCAGGAAAGTATGATTGGGTGGTCAGTTTTGACCTTAATAGCCTATATCCTCATCTTATTATGCAGTACAATATCTCCCCAGAGACCCTCAGGCCGACTAGACATCCCAGTGCGAGCGTTGAACGGATTCTCAAGCGGGAGATAGATGTTGATAGTAACTATGCAACATGTGCGAATGGAGCTCAGTATAGAAAAGATATACGTGGTTTCCTTCCAGAGTTGATGCAGAAGTATTATGATCAACGTGTAACCTTTAAGAGGAGGATGATCGATGCTAAGAAGAAGTATGAGAAGGCCCCCAGTAAGGCATTGGAGAAAGAAATTGCAAGATGCAACAACATCCAAATGGCGAAGAAGATCTCTCTTAATTCTGCTTATGGTGCTATCGGCAATCAGTACTTCAGGTATTATAAATTAGAAAATGCCGAAGCGATTACTCTTTCTGGTCAGGTCTCTATTCGTTGGATAGAGAACAAAATGAATCAGAAGATTAATAAAATTTTGAAAACAGAGGAGGTTGATTATGTTATTGCTTCAGATACTGATTCCATTTATCTTAATTTGGGCCCTCTGGTCGAACGTGTATACGAGGGGAGAGAGAAAACTACTGAAGGCGTTGTTTCGTTCCTTAATAAGATCTGTGAGGTGGAACTTGAGCCTTATATTGAAAGTTCTTACCAAGAATTGGCCGACTACGTAAACGCATATGATCAGAAGATGATCATGAAACGTGAGAACATTGCGGATCGTGGTATATGGACTGCCAAGAAGAGGTACATCCTAAATGTATGGGATAGTGAGGGTGTTAGATACAAGGATCCTAAACTTAAGATTATGGGTATTGAGGCTGTTAAATCCTCAACACCAGCACCATGTCGTCAGGCTATTAAGGATGCATTGAAAGTGATGATGAGTGGTACTGAAGATGAAATGATTGATTATATTGATAAGTTTCGTAATCAGTTTAAATCACTTCCACCAGAGGATATATCCTTTCCAAGGACAGTTTCTGATGTTGTTAAATACAAAGGTCGTAATGCAATATATGAAAAGGGAACGCCCATACATGCAAGGGGATCTCTCTTATTCAATCATCATGTAAAGAGATTAGGCCTTGAAGGTAAGTATTCTCTTATTGGTAATGGTGAGAAAGTTAAGTTTTGTTACTTACGTAGTCCTAATCCTATCCATGAAAATGTAATGTCTTTTATTCAGGATTTCCCTAGAGAACTAGGCATTGAGAAATATATTGATTATGATTTACAGTTTGAGAAGTCTTTCCTAGACCCTTTGAAAATTATCCTAGATGTGATAGAATGGAACGTGGAAAGAACAGCTAGTCTTGATTCCTTTTTTGTATAATGGATTTACCTATTGATGATAAGGAGTTTGCTTATATTGTTACTGCACTTTGGAAGTGTCGTAAGAATACAGGTGAACCACAATGCCAAAAACTTTATGAAAAATTAAAGTTAGTTAAGGAAGTTAGGGATGAAAATCCTGGCGGGCCTTA